GCCAATTTTTATATACGTACATATCCATTTCGTCAAGCACTCTTTCGAAATCCTTGAGTTGGCCTAAACTGGTATTAGCAGAATAGATGGACTCTACGTTTTTAATAACGTCTAAAATATCAAGCATATTTCTTCCTAGAAACTTCTACACTTATTTATCGAAGCGTAAATCATATCTTATCATATTACTTTTTGCCAAAAGTCTTAAATACTATGCGGGACTGTAGGAAATGGTCCCTACAGTCCTGCTTTACTAAAGTGGGAGAAACTTAATGAGTAAAAACCGAGTGAAGAAACGTTTTACCTCGAATGTTAACGTGATTGATTTCCATACACATGCGCCTCAAAAGAAGCATAGAGTAACGCTGTTGCCACGCAACAGAAACCAAGAGAATTATCTACACCAGCTACAAGACGACAGCAAAAGCATTGTTTTTGCCATCGGCCCAGCCGGCACGGGTAAAACTCTACTTGCTGTACAAAATGGTATTAAAATGTACCAGGAAGGCCTAGTGGATAAAATCATAGTGACCAGACCCGCAGTTTCCGTCGATGAAGATTTAGGATTCTTGCCAGGCACGCTAAATGAAAAAATGGCACCTTGGACTAGACCTATATTCGATGTGTTAGGTGAATATTATCAACAAAAGGATATAGAAAATATGCTTTATGAAGGCATAATTGAAATAAGCCCACTCGCATACATGCGCGGCCGCACGTTTAAGAATGCTTACGTTATAGCGGACGAGATGCAGAATGCAACTCAAAATCAAATGAAAATGCTATTAACTCGACTCGGTGAAAATAGCAGAATGGTTGTGACAGGCGATTTAGCACAGGCAGATCGTGTCAAAGATAACGGTCTTGTAGACTTCTGTAACTTGCTTAAAGCACACCCACGGTTAACTCATATAGAAGTAGTGAGGTTTGATCACAAAGACATCGAACGTCATGATGCTGTAAGAGAAGTACTTTCAGTATACGGAGATTAAAAAAAGGACCTTCGGGTCCTTTTTTGTTATTCTACTTGTGTGATCTCTACGCCTGATTTTTCGAGAAACGCGATGCCACCAGTATCCCGATAAGAGTTACGATATAGAACGTGCCCAATACCGCTTTGGTATATAAGTTTGGCACACTCCATACATGGAGCATGGGTAATAAACATAGTAGCGCCCAGACCACTGTTTGTACTTTTAGCCAATTTGGCAATCGCATTAGATTCCGCATGTAATACCTCTGGTTTAGTTTTTAATCGGTGAGAGATGATAGCGCCTGGAAATCCCGCATAACTATCTACAATCTCAACCTCGCAGTTGTTGTCCCAACCTGCGGGCATGCCATTATAGCCGTAACTGATCACGCTGTCATCCTTTACAATGACTGCACCTACTTTGAGTCTTTCTGCGTGACTAAGTTGGGCTGTGCGTTCTGCCCAATCCATATACAAGTCTATGAACTTTTGTTTCATTCTTCTAGCAGGTCAAGTTTGTTAGGCTTATCTTTCCACTCGGCAGCATCGGGCAGTGCCTCTTTCTTTTTAGTAATGTTAGGCCACTTTTTACTCAAACGCCTATTCAAGTCAGTCCATACTATGACATTTATAGTAGTGTCGTTGTCAGGCACAATAGCGTCAACAGGACACTCTGGTACACATACCGCACAATCAATACACTCATCGGGGTTAATTGCTAGAAAATTAGGGCCTTCGTAAAAACAGTCAACAGGGCATACTTCTACACAATCGGTATGTTTACATTTAATACAATTTTCAGTTACTAAGTAAGTCATTCGTTAATCCTTGCCAATCTAATAAGTGTTGCTGATAGGTTAATTTCGGCATCGCTTACCAAAGCATGATCCACTAGCCCTTGCTTGATAATCAACACGGCGCTGTCTCTCGTATGGTCGTCTTTGCCAAACAATTCAATGTTGTCATACATCCAGCGATAAATTTCTTCCATCTCTTCGGGACGAGCTTGGCTACACAAGATTTTACGTGCTTCATTAATCTTACCTTTCTTGAAAAGTGTGACCATTTCAATTCTGTAATCAAGTGTGCTTTCATCTGCCTCAGCACTTTGTAATTTTCCGTCTAAACTATTCATTTGTATATTGTTAATACATTTACGAAGGTCTGGATATGTTGCCTTAACAAACGTATCCAGTGTGTCTAAATCAAACTCGACGTTTTCTTCTACAAGAATAGTGGCTGCTCTGGCTGTAAATTCTGTAATATCAGTTTTTTCAATATGTAATTTTTGGCATCTGCTGTGTAGAGGTGTAATGATACGATTCGGATAGTTACAAGTTAGAATAAATCTAACGCTGTGACTGTAATCTTCCATCAAGTTACGTAACGCAGGCTGTACGCTAGTTGGATTAAGATAGTCTGCTTCGTCCAGTATGACCACTTTGAAATCGCCAAAGGGCATTGTTTGACAGAAACCTTCTAGCTTATCTCGCAACCAATCAATCTTTCTACCGTCTTTACTGGCGTTCACTGACATCACATCAGTATCTTGTACATCCAGCATGTTAACAAGAATTTTTGCCAAGGTAGTTTTGCCCACACCGGCATTTCCGCTAAACAGCAAATGCGGTATACTGCCTTCCTTAATCCAGTTTTCTATCTGTGCTTTTTGATGTTCATCTTTAAACACGTATCCGTCTAGCGTATTAGGACGGTATTTTTCAACCCATAGTTCTTTCATTCTTCGACCTTTGTAAATTCATAAACATCACAGGAGCGTATTTTATACACCACAAACTGTGTAGCATCGCGTAGCGTGGGAAACAACTTCGTCGTTCTCGTTCCGCCAATCATATAATACTTCACTCTCCACATTAAACCAACTCTTCAACAATGCCAAGTATCTCTGCCATAATAAGACAAACACCTGCCATTAGTAAATTGCCTGTAATCAAACAGCCGCCTGCTACAATACGAATGGCACTCTTTACAAGACTAACATAAAAATGTCCCTTGCTTGTATCTTTGGGTTGTATTTCCATTTTTAATCCTTTAAAATTTCATCTACAATTATATCACTGCCCGGGAACGTAGTTACATGATATTCAGTTTCTCCTATTAAGAAATAACTAGTCCAACTGCGTTGATTGTTTGTTTCTTTGAAAGGCTCCATTACCGATAACAGTAATAGAATTTGTTCCTTTTCTTTGCCCTCTAATGTTTTAGTAGGTGGGCCCAAAACTTTGCGTAAAAACGCTTGGGCTTGTTCTTGAGACATTTCTTTCATTCTCTTATTATACAGAAAAAGAAAGGGTCTGTCTAGACCCTTTGAGTTATTTGCTCACAAAAGGAGCCAACTCCGGCGGCACCCACCCTATGGGTTTCAATACCTTACCGTCTTCTCGTTTACGCACTTTACCAGTGTCTCGATCAATTTTGGCAAAGTTAGTAGTCATAACTTCTTTCCATGCGCCTTCAGCATCCCACCCAGCACTGTGGATAGCACCAATGGTAACAACTAAAATATCAATAAGTGCATCTAGTGTTTCAACATCGTTAGGCGCATCTTTGAGTTCTTTGTATTCCTCATCGATCAAATCCATATACATGTCAAACTGTGCTTGATCTCCGGTGACACTTTGATCGCAAGCCCGCATAAACTTTTCTTGATCTCTAAAAGGATTTGTCATCTTGTTATAAAGTCTTCTGGTTTGATATTGCTAGTTGGACTAGAATCAAATTCTTCACCAATGTATAAATCGTTAGGTTTTTCATCTGTTTGAAGCATAATTGAAACAGGCTCTACACGTCTGATAACAATCTCTACTCCGCTATCGTCTACTTTAACACCGCGAGTCCACCGCCCATGTTCCACAAGAATCCATTCGCCTACTTGTACATCTAGTTGTGCTGGACCAACAGCCCACACTTTAGCCCATCTAGGTTTGATGCCGTGTGCTTTACCGTCATCACTTTGAATAACAATACCACTGGCTGTGGTCTGTTCTTCAAAACTCATGTCTGTTACCAATACATTATCGTGTAGTGGTCTCAGTTTTCCTTTTACAACATTCATGTAAGCCTCTTATTCGTCTTTGGGTTGTGGACGGCCAGTATAATATTCTGCCATAACATCTTCACGTTTGCGAACAATTTTACCGCCAGGCCCAATTTCATCACCGCGGGCATTTACACGGGCATTGCCCACAGCAAGAACAGTTTCGTTTCTATTGCGTAGTTTATCAAGGTCAATTTCTCTGCCCTGCATAGTTCTATAAGTTTGTCTTTGTGCCATAATAGCTCTCCTGTTATATATGTACTTATCTCAAAAATTCTCGCCAGTCCAAATCGTATTTGACACTGTCGATTTTGTGTACGCCTATCAAAAATAGCGCATAACTGGCCACGCTACTTCCTCTACCCACACCCCATAATACATTTTTACCATGTAATGTATCTACTACATATTTAAGTACACGCAGAATATCTATCATGTTTCTTGATTGAAATTCTTGTAATTCTTCAATAAGGCGCGGGTAGTTTTGTTTAGGGCACAGATTTACTAGGAACCCTTCTATATCCATGTTTCGATATTCGCTGGGCATAAACCAATCAGTTTGGCACATTGCGTCAAATTGTGCTTGATCAACATCTAGTTGTTCAAACAATTTTAAGTTTAGTTCAGAATGTGTTTTCAGCTGTTGTGTACTGGCTGTTTTTTCTATCAGGATTTCTGAAAGGTAATCTACCTTATTAGAGTATATTAAATCAAATATATCTTTTTCTTGATAGATTACGTTGCCTAGTTGGTCATATTGCATGCCACTAGTTTAGCTGACTTTGATCAAATTGTCAAGATCTTTATCTCTCTTTTGATAAGTTTGTTCCCATTGTCTTGCTCTGCGCATGGCAAGTTCTGTTTTATACAAATCGATAAAAATGGCAATTTGCTGTTTTACCGAAGGGTTTTGAGCCTGCCAATATTTTCTACTTAGCTCTTGAAGTTTTTCTTCAACTTCGGTATCTTTCAGTGTGCTAAAATCTTCTGCTAATGGATGTATCATGCAAAAATTACTCCATTATTACCAACACATACCCATTTATTACTAATGTATGTCATAGTACACCCTTGCCCAGCAGCACTAAATGTCATTGTACCTGCACCTCCCCACACGGGATTTGTAACAGTGATAACCATATTCCCGCCGGCCGCTATCATGGCAAATTGTATAGTTCTTCCATTGCCACTTGCTAGTAGTGTAGCAGTCTCTGCTCCAACTGTGGAGAAATAAATAATTTCAGCTCTTGGATCAACAACTCCGCCTCCCTCCAGATCCTGGGCGTCGAGTACATCTAATATATTTTGTATGATCCAATTCGTGCCGTCGCTTACCAATGTTATTGTAGAGAAGCTGGATGCACACGTTAAATTAGTTGCAACTCCGTCTATTAGTTTTCCATTCCTGTTTATAGTAATAAAATTAGTAGATGCGTTTCCGTTGTCAGCAAATGATACAAAATCTCCAGCAACAGTAGTAGACGGTAATGTGATAGTAAACGGACCACCACTACTATCACCAATTATACGTTGATTAGGCATCGCAGTGTAATTTTTTCTCACTAATACCTTTGTTTCTGAGCTGCCAATCGGAATCTGTGTTTCTCCGCCTAGCTTACTAGTATCAATCATTGTGCCAGTTTCATCGCCATATACATATAAGTTTGGTGTTTCAGTACTAACAACAATTTGAATATACGAACCTGGTAGACCGGCTGTGCCTACAACAGTAACACCTGTACTATATAAATTAACAGTTGCTGGTACTGCAGTATCCGGAGTTGTGGAAAATCTTAAAGGTCCTCCTGAATTACTACCGTCGCTCAAGTTAAATTTATATGTAAAACCTGGTACTAATTTTAATCCAGCACTAGTAATTTTATCGCCGTCTATAAAAAATATTTCTTGAATACCAGAACCATCGTCATCGATAGTAACAGCATATTCTTTAAAATTATTGCTGTCAATGGTTATAGTATTTGTGTCTGATCTAGTTATTGTTGTTCCATATCCACTAGCAAATTTAATACTGTCAGTACCACTGCCAGAGCCGCCAGCATCTAAATCTAAATTGGCGCCACCAGTTATTGTGCTAGCTTTAATGCTGTATGTGGTGTCAGTGTTGACAGTTTGATTAATCCAAGTTGTGTCGAAGTCTGTGTTTGATATTTTAGACAATACTTGTCCGGTTGTGCCTCCTGTGGCTACACCTGTGCCCGCGCCGCTAGTAATACTAGCAGTAAGGTCGCTACTGTTTACCCACTGACCTCCTATGTATTTTAACACTTGTCCTGAAGAAGGTGTAATAATAGATACATTACTTAAATTATTTAAACTTAAATTTATATTGCTGTTAACCCAAGATGTTCCGTTAAATGATAATATTTGCCCTAATGTACTTCCAGATAACGTAACATCTAATAAATCATTAATAGTAGTAGGAGATACGCCATCGGCCGCTAATTCGACAACATAAACATCAACGCCCGCATTTATAGTCCATACTTCAAATACTCTCGAAGCGGATAGGTCTGTCCCAGTGGCAATTGGATTAGTTAAACTTCCCATGAATCGTACAGCACCGCCGCCGCTTGTGGCAAAGTTGAAGTAATAATTAGTGCCATTACTTCTAATAGAAACTTTTATTCTTCCATATAGTCCGTTACTCGGCCAATCTTGAAAAGTTAGTAAATGTGATCCTACTATTGTTATTTCGTGATACTCCCCGTCTGCTAAACTTACATTAGTAGACGACGTACTGGTAGTTGTGTACACACTGCCATATAATTGATTGGTTACTGCGTTAGAAATAACGTTTCCGTTAAAATCGTTATCGTCGTTGAGTTTGGCAGTGTTGGTCTGTAATTCAGTAATCTCGGCATTGGCAGTGGCCAAGCCATCTCTAATAATACTAAAGTTATCTCTGAATCCCTGACTGTCGTTGTCTACTCCGGCTACAGGAAAATCTGCGTCGATGGTAGCTGATACTATTGCGCTGGTCATGTTATTGTGGTCCTATCGTTTCTAAATACTAGATATTTATCTGTATATTCACCAGTAACAGAATCTATTGTGTATCTGTCTATGGTGTAATCTAAATTCTTAAAATCAAATGTTGTAGTTTTTATGTAATTTTCAATGTTTAGCAAAACAGTATCTGCGCCGCCCGGCTTACAATAGCACAAAGGAACGGCCGCTACGTAGTTGATTTCTGTAGTTTTGCCCAGTTGAATACTGCGCATCCATAATGGCAAATAGTTACGCTCGGTGGCAGTATTCTCCATATTTTGAATCCTGTAACGCCATAAGCTAATACTGCTAGGGAATCTAATGCCAGTACCCGGATCTCCGGCAAATACATCGTTCCTATCCAATGTTACATTGAATGGAATTGGACGATGCCAAAACGCAGTATCTTTATTAAAATCTGGACCAATATAAAATTCATTGTTTTGATCCACTGTGATGTCTATGTTACTTCTACTATATTTGATAGTTGAAGGCAAATGATCTTTTCCTTTTTCCAACGGATCTAACATTTCTACATAGATAATCTCATACACTATGGTATTTGTGCCTGGTATTTTTGCCACTGCCTTTTTAAGTTCGCCAAAGGTAAATCGTTTTGTCTTATGGTTTCGTCCCATGGCACTGATATATTCAACTGCCTGCTTGGTTTCAATTCCTGCGTACACTAACATTTTTAAATCAGTTTGTATGCCAAAATATGGATCGCTTGGTCGATATATTACCGACTGATCAAACACTTCGCCGTCAGTTATAAAATCTCTAAATATTGATCTTTGATTCAATTTCAAGAATGGTTTTGCTGTTAAATTGCTGTAGTAGGTATTGTTAGGTGTGTTAACTGTCAACGTAAATGTTCTAGTTATAGCACTGTAACCCAGTTGGTCTCTAGCCCTTATAGTAAATGTATAACTTCTATCTAGTGTAGTATCGTCTGAATCTAAACTTAGGTTAAGACTGCCAACACGGTCAAATGTGGTAAGTGTTTTGTCTCTTTCAGGAAATTTATACACACTCCATTTTGTGAGATCTGTACTGAACAATGCGCTGCTAGTGTGAGCCGTAATACATTTGTAAAATGTAGGTAAATTATACGTTGTTCCTGACGCTGGCTTCATTCCTATACTAGTACCCTTATTTGGATAGTTAAAATAATTTAACGGAATGATCAATGTCTGTCCTGCGTAAACACCTGGTGAAGTTTCAATACTAATTAACCCACTACCAAATGTTCCAGGTGTAGCATAATAATTTAAGGTAATTGTACTTGAGTTAGAGATAGTGGCAAAATATCTGCCGTTATAATTGCTATTACTATTGCCGTTGATTCTATACCAAAATTCTAAACCTGTAGATGTGGTAAATGTTAAATCGTTGACAACATCAAGACCACCAAGGTGCGCACCGCTGACAGTTATCCGATCTCCTGGAAGATAGCCAAAACCTGGATCAACTAAAATCACTGTGACTAGTCCAGTATAATTTGTACTGCCATTAGAGCCTTTTTCTATTTTGAATCGTGCACCAGTACCACTACCAGTTGTAGAAGCAGCAGGAACATCGTTATAAACAAACGGAACAATACTACTACTAGTTCCTTTTATTAAAGTAAAAACCGGAGCAAGTGGAGTTAATTTTTGTGTAGGAATTGTAAATGCTACTTTAACAGATTCACTCATGATAAATGTCAAATCGTTTGTGGGACTTGTGCCACCTAACAAATTACCTACTATTTTAATTTGATCGCCGGTACTATATCCTGACCCAGGACTTATCATTTTGATGGTTGTTACACTATTATAACCTGTTAAACTACTACGTTTAATTACGGTAAATGTTGCACCTGCGCCACCACCCGTAACTGCTACACTGGCAACACCTGTGTATGTTCCATCAATCGCTACACTCACTCCTGAAATATTAGTATATACATCGTCGGATGTTGTTAAAGTAGATCCAGTTAATTCAATAGCGGCAATAGTGACACTAACAGCATCATAATAGTTAAAGTTTAAATCGTCACTGACAATTTCCACTAAATCGCCAGTGACAAAATTGTGATCTAAACTGGTAACTACTGTTGCGGTATTACGACGTCTTGTTAATGATTTAATTCCGCGGATGTTATTTTGTTTAACAACAGTGTTTATTTGATAGCTACTGCTTGGCTTCCATAAACTTCTATAGCGTATTTGATTGGTAAGTTGATTTACCTTACCTACCACTTCTCCGTCTAGATTTAAAGTTAAGCCAGGCGGCAGTTTGCCATCTTCTAGTGTATATAGAATGGCAGATCCACTAAAGGTACTACTGGCAACTATGCTAAGTGTGCTAACATACCCGCTGTCAATGTTTCCTAGATTTTCAGGACTGGTCCAGTTCATGACACTTTCCACTTCGCCCAAGATGTCCACAGTAAATACTCGACGACTTACTGCTTGTTCTGATCCTTGTCCAAATCTAATAGCCTTGATGGTAAATTGATATGTTAAAGTGATAGCAGGTTGGTATGGAACAGTGCCAAATACTTCACCGGTAGTTTGGTCAAATATCATACCTGTTGGTAGAACGCTATCAGTACCTATGAACACAGAACTACCATTAGTTACCGTTACTTCTAGAGCAGGACTAACAGTCAAGCGATAGATATCCCCACCCAGCACATCAACATCTGTTATAGTATAAATTTCTTCTGTGGCACCTGTAAATTCCCCGTTGAATGAAAATTTATATCCCACTTGCGGTACTCCGTCAGCTCGTTCTATTCTAACAGCAGTCTGTCCTAGTCTATTGTCATTGGCTGTTTCTCTTATACAGATTGCGCTTATTAACGCATTGATGTCTGAGTAATCGTACGTTACAGGTCCTAGATCACTAAAGCCTTCGTATATATCTATTTTAAATGTTTGATAGTTATTGGCTCTTCGCAAACCGAGATACTGGGGTGTTGTGAATATAGGAGCACGTACATAGGACACATCGGCAGTGTACGCACCGGTACCCGCAGCTTCAATGACATTGTCGCTTCTAAAGAAATCATCGCCTACTACAAAAATTCTAAATTTTCGTTTGGCCACACTGTCGCCATCTGTAACTGTTGCTATAAATTCGTAATTTCGATTTAGCTTGCGTGGTCTTCCGGTAGGTACACTAAAGTCAAACACAGTTAAATCAAATACGTAAGTGTCGTATCCGTTAGTACTTCTATAGCCAAAGTCGTAGGCTACATTGTCATACAAGTCTGTGTCGAAAGGACCGTTGCCAGCAGCTAACGGAATAGACAATAACGGTTGAACAAAGCCTGTAATTCTTCCGCTTTCTGTTAAAATTAAACCTGGTGGCAACTCTCCCTCGTCGCTGGCAATAAAGAATTTAAGTTGCTGGCCAGCGGCCGTATCGGTATCTGTGACAACTAATTGAAAATCGATATAACTACTATCTAAAATATAATATGCATCGTTGGCACCGATGGGCAATGCACCAGCAGGAGTTAACCAATTGGGTTCATCGGACCCAACTACTGTAATTGTAAAAGTTCTATCCGCAAATTCACTACTGCTACTTGCTCTAATAACAAATTTAAATTCTGTTGTTCTAGGTATTTCGTAAGGTGTTCCTACCAAGTTGCTGCCTTGAATACGCATACCCGGCGGAATCTTTCCTGTTATTTTTTGAAAAGTTATGCCAACACTAGAGCTTATAGGCAGTGCTATACTTACTGTTTGTCTTTCATTGATTGTCCCTAAACTGTATCCAGAAGGTTGAGTCCACGTTAATGCCATTTCAGCTCCGTTTTATGTATTTAACCAAAAAACAGAACTTATGTTTAACCAAATCTAAAAATTCTAGGTCTGGGCCAGGCCATACCGGAGGATGGTCGTACACCTTGCGATAGTTTAGGCACTGTTTGCCCTTCTGTAGGACGTTCTTTTTTATAATATAAGTATAGATTAGGTGCTCCTTGAAGATCCCTAATATCAGTTGGGCCGCCAGTGGTTGCGCTTACCTGTCCTTGTTTTGCGACGCCTGTAATATAGGCCTTTGCTTGAACTTGATTCCAATGCGGGTTTTGTTCTAAAACACAAGCCAGCACCCCACACACATTAGGGCTTGCCATACTGGTTCCACTAATTTTACCCAGTAGGTATGAGCCATTTCTGCTATCGCCTATACCACTTAGATACGCACTGATAATATTAGTACCTGGTGCCCAAATGTCCACACCAGGGCCACAATCACTATAATAACTCTTTTGGTCACTGCTGTTTACATCTATTGCTCCCACACATATATTTGGGATAGCAGTATCGTTGGCAGTGGGGCTGGTGCCGCGCATATAGTAATAGGGATTAGCAACACTGGCTGGATATCTACTGGCCATTTCAAATGTGTTGTCCCAATCTAAACCACCTGGTACATCATGTTTCCATAATCCGTTGCCAGCTGCCCCTACCATGATAACACCTTCTGCTATAGCATCTACTATGTCGGCATCACATCCTGGTACACGAGAAGGAATACGTTGCCCCGATATAAATCCCCAACCGTTCAATTGTTCTGTGGTAAATCCACCACCCACAGTTTTTCTAGCATTGGCACCCAACTGAAGATCAATTTGACTGGGTGTTGCTTCGTAAAAAACAAATTCGTTAACCATGTTTGGACTACCAACAGTGCCACCAGTTGAAGCTGTACCTTCAAGTCTTACTCTGTATGTTCTATTGGGCGAAGTACCTTCGACACCGTAATAAATTCTTTGTACACTATTGTCGGCACACGACCACATAATCTTTGGAAGATTTGGACTTGCTGGACCAAGGCCAGCATATAAAGTTGAGCCACTGCCGAATGTAACATAATGATTAGTGCTAACATAGATAGTGCTATATGTGTTACCTAAAAATGTAATACTGAACGGCAACACCAACGTCCAGTAGCCATCATCATTATTTCCGCTAGTTGGTGTAGTACTGCTGGCTAAAGAAGCTGCATCTAATAAGCTATTAGTTATTTCTGTAACAGTTGCCGCAGAACCAGTTGACGTAGTGTTTACCAACAAACTCATGGCAACGGCAATAGTGGGAGTTTCTGCGTTAGCTAGATCTAGTGTTGTATCAAATATAATGGTATATACGTCAGTTTCCGCTAAACTAAAATCTTCTCTAATATCAGTTTCTACTGCTATGTCAGTGAACGGACCTTGGGTGAAGGTATCAACTACACTGTTATCAGATTTTTTAATAGTAATGCTGCTTGTTAAACTAACTGTGCCACTAAAACATTCAGAAGCAACATTGTTTATTAAACTGATATCTGCAGGTCCTTGAACTGTAACAGAATAGCTGGAATCGGGCTCACTAAACGTAGTTAAGTAAGTTTGCTGTCCTTCTTGCGACCAACTAACAGGTTTAGTTAAAATGCTGCCTCCAGGGGGCGTATACGGGCCTGTAGTTGTAATTCTATTTCCAAAATTTTCAAATCCCAATAACACAGCCAATCTTTCATTAGAGTTACAAACGCCGCTATATCCAGTATAGGTAGTAGCACCACTTGGCGTATATCTTGATCCCCTGTAGGTAACTGCTGTAATATCAGTCATACTCCATTCGCTGGGGAAAATACTTTCTCCCCAACTGTTGTTACATATAGTTGGATTACGTCTTCCAGTTGCTGGATTTACGCTTTTAGCTTTGTGAAATTCTTTTATGTAACCGAATACGTAACTAAAGTCTCCGCTATCACCTGCATCATAATAAATGTTATAGATGTTGGAGTCTCTTGCCCATCCTTGAGTATTACCAGCAACTGTGCCGCTTACGTGTACACTATGACTGTGCGTGGCATTACTGTATGTTCCAGGAGCTGTTCCTCTCACAGCAAGATTGTGTTGAAACCAATTGTAGTTCAACATTCGTGAGCCGCCAGTACCGTTGGCGTTAACAGCATATTCTGGATGTGCGCTATCTGGATTACCAGCGTCTACAATAACTACATCTACATTTTTTCCTGTTGATGTTATTTGTACTGTGGCTGTTTGGTTGGCAGTCCCGTCACTGCCCCAGCCTGATCTATTAGCGCCTTCTGTACAGCGTAACAGTGCCCAATTCAACATGTTACTAGATGTAGTTCCTGATTTATTCCAAAAACTACTAGTCTGTGTTGTGGTGGCAAATGTGCCAGGCTTCATGCCTAGATATCTAGAATGTATTGACACACTTTCAACTCTAAAATCTTGTTTTAGGTCTAATGCTTCCCATTCGGTTAGCATATAGTGTGTGCTTCTGCTAAACGGTTTTTGATCTACGCAAGAAACTGCACGCTCAGGCGCTGCACTTCCTTCGAATCTACCATAGTCTGCCATCTCGGCATAAAATGAATCAAGATCATCGCTACTTTTCAAAGTAACAATATACTCTTTTGTTTCTGTATATTTTTTAATAGAGTCTGTCATGGCGTTTAAGATTTGTAAATTTTAATTCTCGGAAACACCATGCCACTAGCAGGTCTGGGTTTACAATTAATTTTAGGAAATGTATTACCTGATGTAGCACGTTCCACCTTATGAAAAAGTATTCGATTGTTTCCGCCTTGTAAACTATTAGAATCTGTGAACCCGCCACCACTGTCTGCCATCTTTCCACTTTGAGCATAACCTGTAATATAATTTTTAGCATCTGCTTGGTTCATTCGAGGATATGTTTCTAATGCCACCGCTAGCACTCCAGCAACTTGCGCCGCGGCCATGCTAGTACCATTATACTTTTGATAATTGTCTCCACCCTCAACTACAATTCCTGCAGTATTTCCGCCGCTTCCTCCGGTGCCATCGTATACACTACTGATAACATTTTTTCCGGCAGCATATAAATCTACTCGAGGTCCAGTATTACTTGCTTGTGTTTTATTTTCGTTGCTGGTACTATCCAATGCTCCCACTATAATTATATCAGTACTGGCCGCGTTAGGACTAGAACCTCTATGATAGTAAATGGCTTCTCCGTTGTCTAAATAATAATTATTGTAATCTAGACCAGACGGTGTATCTAATTTAAAACTGCCATTACCTGCCGAACCTACAAAAACTATACCATCGTTTATACAGTCAACCACATCAGCATCCATGCTGGCATCTCTATAAGGTGCAGCATCGCCACCTTGCATAATACCATATTGTTCTAATTGCGCCGGTGAAAACTCTCCACGGAACGCAGCATTTTGATCCACGTGTACATCAATTTGATTAGGTGTTGCTTCGTAAAATGTCATTTCCCACAACATGGTAGGACTGCCTAATACTCCTCCATTTGCTCCATCGTGTCCTTCGAATCTGATTACGAATGTTCTGCTTCCACTGGTACCCTTGGTGCCGTACCATAGTCGTTGGCAGCTTCTATCTCCACCACTAATGATTATTTTTCTTGTAGTGGGCCTATTTGCACCTGGGTCAACTTTGTAGCAATCAGACGCTGGGTTGCCGCCAAAAGTAACAAAACTATTAGAACTCACATGAACATTTTGACTACTGCCAGTTTGGCTTGGCCCATAGTTATTAGTACCACTATTACTAAAATATGTAATATCGAAAGGCAACGGCAATGCCCAATAGGCATCGTCATAGATATCCACACCATTCGCATCACTGCCAGTGGGCACACCTGCGTTGGTTAGTCCACTAGTTCCTTGCATATTTTTAGTTATGCTGACAACACTAGCGGCAGTAGCGCTAGTGTTAGTTATTCTGTTGCCGCCATTGGATAAATTAGCCAGTGTTGATGCTCTGGCAGAGGCAGTACATACTCCGCTGTAACCTGTATCTAAAGGGGTATTTCCTAAACCGTCAGGTGTTACAAACGAACCCCTGTAATAAATTTTACTAATAATTGAATCATTACCGCCGGTGAACGTATTACGCACAGTTGGACTAATGCCAAGGCCCCAGCTGTTGTTAACTATGGTTGGGTTACGTCTTCCAGTTGTTGTATTTACACTTTTAGCATTATGGAATGCTCTTATATAATCAAATATATAATCTGAAGGCGTGTACAATCCTGGATCTAAATTTCCTTGATCGTGCCTAAAATTGTATATGTCAGCATCTCTAGCCCAACCTTGTGTATCACCACCTATAATACCTGCAACGTGTGTTGCGTGATTGTTTGTTCCTGCGTATCCGTCACCGGGTACAGTTTCGTAATAGTTGTAGGTAGCATCAGGATTTGCACTCCATACACTTAAATTATGATTGGCAAACCAATCATACTGTTGTGCTCGGCCGACAAACTCGCCGTGACTGGGATCGATAATCTGATCCACTACAACAACATCTACGTTTTTTCCTGTACCTGATGTCACAGCGGTAGCAGTTTCGTCGCCTTGTGATCCTTCTGAACCCCAGCCAACAATATTGTTGGCAATAGTGGATCTGTACAATCCCCAATTTCGATTGCCTATAGCGATAGTTTCACTTCTACTCCAAGTGGCAGTTTGACTTGAATGTAGTACAGCCTTGGCGCCCATTAACTTCGACTTTAAGGTCACTGCTTCAACTCTTGGATCATTGCGTAGTTGATCAGCTTCGTCTACTGACAAACGATAATGTGTATTTCTACTAATGGGTCGTCGATTCACACACTCCGCTATTCTTGAAGGGACATTGTTGGTAGTCCCTTCAGTTTCCATCTCAGAATAAAATTGTTCTAGGTCATCTTTATTTCTGAGCGTTACAATAAACTCTCTGAAAATTGCTGGCATATCATGCTTCTAGTTGTAGTACAGTTAATGTAACTGTGATAGTTCTAGTAGTTCCACTCTTATTTGTTACAGCAATTGGAATACTAGCTAGTGGAGTTCCTTCGTTGTTAAAGCCTATTGTTCCAGGGCTAATTAACACTGTTTGGGCTGCACTAGTAGTAATAACTTCGGCAATAACTCCACTACCTGGTGTTGGATCAACACCTTCAGCTCTACTAGAATCAGCACTTCTACTGGCTGTATCGGTATAAATTCTCACCCATGCTGGTTGATCTACTAATATTTTAAGTAGAGCATAAGATTTATGTCCTGTGACGGCAACGTTGCCAGTGGCTGCATCAGCTAGAGAAGCAGTTGTTCCAATTACATCGGCGCGAGTGGCCATGCTGCCACCTCCGCCACTGCTGGCAATGGTAATAGTGTTAGCGTCTGTGCGTGTTACTGTGACATTGGTACCTGCAGCTATGGTTAAGTTGTCTGTACTGGTATCTGAACCTGTGAGTCTTATGTTTGCACCACCTGATACTGTTTCAGCGCTGATGCCATAAGTCACGCCACCGCCTGATACTGTGCCTGGTTCCCAATTGCTGCGCACACTGTTCCATACCAATGCCTGACCGTTAGACGGAGCGGCCGTAGAAGTGTCAACATCACTCAGTGCGTTGATACTAGTGGCTGAATATGCTGCTGGCACATCGCTGGCATTGGCTAATGCGTTCCATGTGGTGCTATGTGCAAAATACATTTTGCCATCTGCGTGACTGTGCGCAATAGCACCGTGATAGGTAGTAGCATTAGGGAAGGCTGTTTGATCAGCATAGTAAAATGGTATCACTGATCCTACACCTGGTGCTGTGATTGCTCCAGTATCACTCACTGTGACCAAACTGGTCTGACTTAATTTTCCAGTTGTTCCATCAAATCTCACTAGAGCATTGTCTGTGGCACTGGCTGGACCCACCATGTCACCGGCCGATGCTGTGCCTGGCAACCATTTGCTACCAGCAGAATTCCAAACAAGTGTCTGACCATTTGTGGGCGCACTGGTAGTTGTGTCAACGTCGCTTAGAGCATCGATACTGGTCGAAGCGTAGGCTGCAGGTATACTAGGAGTTCCGCTAAGGTCGCTGTATGCTCCTGTAGTTGCCACTGTTGACAATGTAGGAGTTCCGCTAAGATCAGCGTATGCGCCACTAGTAGCCACAGTTGACACTGTAGTCCACTCTGTATTATAATCGGTGCCATCTATTTTCGATAATACTTGACCAACTGTTCCGCCTGTAGGTACACCTTGGCCGTTAGTACCTGCCGGTCCTTGGAACACTCCAAGATCAACCCATGCAGAACCACTATAGCTCCATAAGTGAGTTGGGCTTGGACTTAATACAACATACGCATCACCTAACGTCATTCCTGTTAACGCTAGTAGTGCAGTATTATCTGCAACTGTTCCTTTAATTACAATACTGCCAATTGGTGCGCCGTTCACTGTAGAACCGCCAGGCAAGTTAATTGTTGTTCCCACCGCAGTAATTAATCCGCCGCCACTACCACCACTACTACCAATTCTTAAACCATTACTAGTTCCATCAATTGCGACTGTATTAAAAAATCGAGCTGTACGATCTGAATTTAATCGTAATACTTCTTGCATTGTACCAGATGAACTAGCTACTTGTAATTTTAATACACCGGGGATTATTCCTGTAGAAATGGTTCCTGTAGCTTCCGCTTTAATTTGCGCAATTCTTACATCGAAATTATATGCGGTAACAGTGCCGGCTCCTGCTTCGGAAGTAATATCAGGGCCAGGTGAAGTAACAGTAAAGCTAGTAGAACTAGGTACAGTTAATGTTGTAATGTTAATTAAGTTAACACTTGAGTTAGTTGTGCATACAATAGTAACAGCCCAACTAGTTGGTCCTAGACTACTAGTCGTCATGCCATGTGACCCGCTAGTGGTAACAGTTAGTATACCAGCTGTTCTGGAAATATTAGTGATAGTTGATGTTGGAGCATATCCGTCAAATCCTGACCATCTGATAGAATATATATTATCTCCAGTTAACATAGGAGTTGGTGTTCCATCAACTGAACTAATTCTTTGTAATACTAATCCTGGAAGAGTAGATGCACTTGGACTATACGATCTAAGAGTTAAAACTGGTGTGCCGCCTGCGACTGGAGCACCGTTATCTGTAACAATTAACGAACTTCTACCTTGCCCAGGCGCACCACCAATACTAATACTTGATCCTGACAATCTAATGCTTGGCCCAACTAAATCGAGTTGCGAAGAAGCTGATACAGTAATACCGTTAGTATTTGGGGTAACACTACCTTTACCCACACCTAACACTTTATAATTGACACGACCTTCTACATATAGTGAGCTACCAGCAGCATCGTATGTTAAGAATCCGTTAGAACCCTTAACCGTAGTTCCTGGAATTTCGTAAAATGCTAAATCTAGCCCAAGACCTGATTGAACACGGCCGCTGGTGGAATTTATAGTAATAGTCCCGGCATCAGTTCTTTCAACAGAAATATCAGTGCCACTAGCCAACTTAACATCGTCTGTGCTAGAATTACTTCCTGTTAAGCGTAAGTTGGCGCCGCCAGTTGCTGTTTCTGAACTTATAGCATAAGTTGTATCAACAACATCATTTGTAATTAAGATAGTACTAGCGTCTGTTCGAGATACGGTAATACCAGTTCCGCTGTCAATTTTAACATCGTCTGTCACCATGTCACTGCCAGTTAAACGTAAGTTGGCGCCGCCAGTTGCTGTTTCTGCACCTACACTATATGTTGTGCCTCCACCACCTGCATCAGCTGCCGGCGCCCATGCTGAACCGTTCCATTTTAGAACTTGTCCTGAGCTTGGAGTGTCGCTTGTTACATCCGCTAGATCTGCTAGGTTAACGGGAATAGTTCCCACAGCATAGCTTAAACTAGTCCACGGAGTAGTGCCGTTACCAATTTTAAATCTACCGGTATTTGTTTCAAATCCTGGTTCGCCTGCTGCTAAGACAACAGTACCTGATGCTGTCCACTCTAAAGCAGTTCCTTTTCTCAATATAATTTGTTGGGGCATGTTAAAAATCCTCTATCGTTGTTATTTATGCGTTTTTGAGTTATGGCGTGCCGCCATCGATAACCACAGTGAAAGTGGAACCTGGACCACCACCATCCAATACTACATCAAATACTGTGGAACTTGGGCCGCCACCATCAATTATGCTGGTTGAGCTGTCTGTAATGCCGACGCTTACCGTGACAGCTGGAGTAATGCTGTTTAAGGTTACTGTGAATGTTTCCGCGCCTTCTGTGGTAAAATCATTGGCTACAGCAATCACCAGCGAGGCAGTATTAGAGTTAACAGTAAATGACCCTGTTAAAATAGCCAATCCTAAATCTGCTGCAGTAATCCCTGTTCCTGTAATGGTATATGGCACACTGGTACCATTATTTACATTAGTTGTAGTCAGTGTAATAGTTACACTCGCGCCTTCGCTCACTGTGGCGCTACTTCTAGTTAGAGCATATGTAGGGGTAGTAGGAGCAGTGCCTCCAGATAATAAATTGCCGCCAGCTGTTACACCGTCGCCTACATAGATTAACTTTGTATCGGTAACATAGATAAGCTCACCTTCTTCTGGTGTAAAACTTAATCTATCTGTTTCAAGACCTCGTCTTAATAATAATGACATTGTTTTCCCCTAATCCTTAAAATGAACCTAAGTCCAATGTAAACCCACTAGGGTTTGTAAATGATCCAAAATCTAAATCTCCGCTAGAGCCACCGCCGGTAGAATTAATAGTTACATCACCCAATCCACTAATTGGACTAATAGTTACATTTGAGCCCGCTATAATTCTACTTACGCCTGACGTAATGGTATTTGGTGTCCACGCACTACCGTTCCACACCAGAGACTGTCCAATTGTGGGTGTTGCGCTGGAAACGTCAGCAAGATCTTCTAAATTGTGATTGCCAATTGAGCTTACTGTTCCAGTCACATTGCCAATTAGCGACGAACCTGCCGTAGCAGTTACCACTCCAGTTACATTACCAGTTAAGTTTCCTTGAATGCCGTTGGACACAGTTAAATCTGTATCAACTAGCACACCGTTTGCGCTTGTTAGTATTAACTGCAAATCAGAATCAATAACAAGTCCGTCGCCTACGGCTGTGGAAATATTATTAATGCCAGATGATATTTTGTTGTTACCACTGAACGTTAGGCCGTTGACACTTACACTATTGTAATTGGAAGTAACAGTGTTGTAGGCTTCTATAACTAAACTATTATTTCGTACAACAATGTTGCCAGTGAATTCATCAGCAATTACCACACCGTCGATATCAATACTGCCAGTTCCTATAACATTAAAGTTGTTTAGGTCTAGATTGCCGCCTAGTTGTGGACTTGTATCTTCGACTAAGTTGTTTATGCTGTCTGGAGTGGCAATGCTAATATCATTGGCATTTTGTGTAACTGTGATGTTGATGCCAGCATTGATTTTACGCAGTTGAAGATTTTTAGCTACTTTATCTTTAAATATTTCAGCGCCTAAACCTAGGTTAACAGCACTGACAACACGGGTAAGATCTAGCTCTTCGGTATTGCTATTTACTTTGATAAATGCCGTGCGTAAATCATCGCCGGTGCCGTCGTTAGCATATGAACCTAGATTAACTGTTTGAATTGTCATAATTCGTTCTCTTTAGTATATTTAGCTGGTTCGCACTTTTGCTAAACCTAGACAACTTAATATACGTATATAAAACCATCCTATGTCAAATTCATACCATTTCTGACTAAATTTGGGATTTGCTATATCTGCATGGTGATTGTTATGTAGTTCTTCGCCGCCAATCCATATGCCCCATGGCATTAAATTTGTACTTTTATCGTTAGTGTTAGTATTGCGATAACCCCACCAGTGCGCCATTCCGTTGATAAATCCAGCAGCCCAAAATGGAATCCACAACATTTGTACACCCCACACTAGAAATCCCCATGGCCCAAATAATACGAGATCTACGATCAACATTAAGAGAATGCCAAGGCGATGGTGGGGTGTATAAAGTTTACGTTCGATCCAGTCTTTGGGTGTGCCCATTCCGTATTTCATAACCATGGCCGCATCACTGCCTGCACGATTGTAATACTTGACTCCGCCAAATACTAGATTCCAAATGCCGTATACGTGTGGGCTATGCGGATCACCTTCAACGTCAGTGTTCTGATGATGCTTGCGATGTACTGCTACCCACTGCTTGGTAGTCATGCCTGTAGTCAGCCACAACCAAAAACGCATGGCATGTGCCAACACAGGATGGAACTCAACACCTCTATGACTTTGACTACGATGTAGGTACAACGTGACACTCACTATAGTCAAGTGCGTCATTAAAAGTGTGATTAAGATTATCTCCATTATTAATCCCACGCTCCGCCACTTTGTTGCCAAGCACCGTCTGTAAAGATTAAAGTACAGATGCCACCGATATTACTATAATAACCCTCACCGGAATTTTCGTATATTCTGAATGGCAATAATGTGCCAACGCCTATATTACGACTATTGGCAACTAATACACTTACGTTGGCCTCAACAACACCATTTTGTGCCACTAGGTACATGATTTGTCCTTCAACACCATCAGCTAGAGTATAAACACCTTCTGACA